ATTAGATGGATCATATCCGTACATACTTTCCCCGTCATCGCCACCCCAGACCAGACTTGGTTGTCCTCCTAGTCTTGTCCAATAAAAAGTCATAGGTCTATTATCTATATTTCCATCTCTTGCCAGCTTTGCGGAAGTTCCGGTGATTCCACCACAATGCACTACATTTAATTCCTGGTCTCCAACATACAAATCACCTGCAACCATAGCACGACTACCATGGATATACACAGTATCGAATCCTGGCGCGATAGCTAACGAATTACCAAGCGCTCCTACTACTGACTGTAATGCCATTCTTTTTATGTTATACTCATCACGAATATAATAAGAATTTTCCGCACTTATTATAGTGCCTTCTACCTCCCCTGAAAAAGACCCCTTTGCCCCTTTCAGAGTCACCCCTTCAATCGTTCCGCTGGCCTGAATATCCTGAGCAAAGATTTTATTAATATCCATCTTCCCGCCCGATATAATCGTACTCTTCCCTAATGAGTCCGTTATCACAAAGTTATCGGTAATCAGCTTCGCTGTTCTGTCGGTAAGCGTAAAGTCTGTTTCGCTCGTTCCCGATTTTACAAGCCAACTAAACCGATCTGCTGCCTGCTGCGCAACCGTAGACACTGCCTCCAATGCATCTGCTGAAACATACAAACTCGAAACCGTACTTAAAATCCCCTCTTTGGCAACTTCAACTGCCGCCTCCATCTGACTGACTGTACTGTAACCCTCCATGATGTTCTCAATATCCGTCTGTTCCACTTTAAGGGCGATCTGCCCCTGCAGCACAGATATATCAGATGTTGCTTTTGTCAGGCTGCTTTGAATCTTCTCCTGATCTGTCTGGTAAATCTGCGAATCTACTTTCAGACTAATATTCTTTTCATTTGCCGCAATTTTCGCAGTATGATCTGCCAGAGTTTCCCCCTGGTCGGCCATAAGCTGTATCTGTTCAGAAAAAGCTATATTCAGATTTTTATCTCCTACCTGGATTACTGTGCCTGAAATCGTAACACCCTGATCGGTCAATATGGTATCCAGAGACTGAAAATCGATCTTCATTGCCTGAATTGCTGCATCATCGGCTACCATTGTATCACGGATGATTTTTCTTCTGATTGTATGTTCCGTTGCTCCAAGCGCATCCCACATCAAATTCCCATCCGCATCCCAGACAGCAAGCGTGTAATCTCCTGAAGCATCTTTCCCCACCTGCACTCGGACACGCGCCGTATCTCTGATCTGAATCGTATTATCGGAAATCTGCAGTCTGCTGTCTGTGCCAGCGATTGTAACATTAGCAGTATTGATGCTGCCAGAAGTAATTTTATTCGCATTTACAGAAGAGATCTGAGTCTCCCCAATAGAAGCCTCCGCCATCCAGCCTTTTGCTGCAATGAGCTCCTGTGCCACTGTTGTCTTGTAATCTGACAGTTCCCCTGAAACCTGGTCAAGCACGGCTTTGTGTCCGGATATTTCCTCCACAACAGCTGTCTCGAAAGCCGCATAATCTCCCCGCAGATCGTGTACCTGCTGTTCTGCCACATCCAGTCTCTCTATTGATGCATATTTTAAATCTGCTTCTTCTGTCTTCAGATAATTTGTTTCTATCTTTCCCACAGAAAGACTGATTTCACCCAAATCTCCCTGCATTGTGTGTATACAGCTATTAAGACCGGATATCGTGCTGCTTCCCGCAATCCCCTGCTCAAAATGCAAAATATCCGAAACATTGATTTTTCCCGTGTACCGGCCGTCTCCTGCTACTGTACAGTTAATAATCTCCGCCGCATCCCTATATCTCTGCTGTAGTTCTTCAAAAGTCAGAACCGTGTTTGCAATCTCACACGTGTCGCGTTCCGGATTTTCAGGATAATGTACCAGCTTTTTGATACGCTGCTGCTCCATAACTCCCGTTCTCGCGTCAATCAGTTTTACTGTATCGCCCAAGCCATACGACAAAATACCATACTCCGGATTCTGAGCCGCAAGATTCCGGATCTCTACCTGATAAGATACCTCCGGCTTTGACAGATCCATCAGCTTCTTTTGCGCATCCTCTTTGAATGCCTGCAGCTCCTCTTCATTCTTTCCTGTATAAGACTCATCCTTCCACAGATACGTCAGAACCTTATCGGAATACTGATAATTCTCCAAATAATTTTTTCCATCGTTGACCGATTCAATCGTAATACCATCCGCACCGATAGGAATAATCCTTGTATAATAATCATAGCTTGTACTCTTTTTCTGAAGCTTTTTCAGATTCAGGCCGCTCATAAAATACACGCCCTTATCCTCACCACGTTTTTCATAAAAAGATACCGTCTTATTGATTGTGTCAAACACTGGCTCACACAGAAACGCCTTACACAGATTTTGGATTACGCCAAGAGAAGAAACCTGCAGCATACCTGCATTCCGTTTTTTTGTCACATCACAGACTCCGATTCTCCATCCGGTACCTGCAAGAGCCGTGCTGGCAGCCTCTTCAATCGTATTTCCTGTTACCGAAAAACTCTGCCACATCTTTCCCTGCAGCTCCTCCAGATTCAAAACAGCAACAATCTCAGAAAAAGAATCTGCGGCACAGGGAACTTCCTTAATAACGTACTCATCCCCTTGCATCTGCACATACATCTCATTTTCCAGCGGACGATCTTGATCCAGATACGTAAAAGAGAGCGTTTTGTCGCCGGTCGCGACCTCGCTCTCTATTTTGCAGTCTTTATAATGCACAAGATACCCAATGGCCTCATGCTTTTGATTAAAAAGTTTTATCATAAGGCAATGCCTCCTTTATTCTTCCAGCATGAAAGACAGAGCAACCAGCTCAGCCACATTTGGAATATCGTAACGCTCCGCCTTCTCGCACCGCTCAATATCTTCCATTTTCGCTTTTCTGATCTCAACTTCTACCTCCGTCTCCATAAACTGAGAATATTCCTCAGAAAATGCATTCCGGTCTTCATCCGACATTTTATATTCCTGAGTCTTTCTGTTATTCACAACACTGTCCACCTTGACCGCATTTCCATTTTCGTCCTTTTGCGCATACGTTTCGCAAAGTTTTGTCCGTATCTTTTCCGCACGCTCCAGCTCTGCCTGGAAACTTTCCAGATTGCAGGAAATTGCAAATCCAAGTCTTGACGGAAACACTTTTTTTCCCAGTCCCGCCAGTTCTGCAAAATGTTTGTTTATTTCTTTTAATTTCATTTTCATATTCTTTTTCCCCTTTTTCAGTTCTCATTTTTTTAACCAGTTACATAAAGCGCGGGCGAAACCTGACTGTAATCTCCATCCGGTCACTGTCCACAGATATCCTGTTTTCCCCCGGAAGCAGTGTTGGCCGCGCCCAGATATCAATTTCTGTTTTAAGTTTTCCTTCCTGTGTAAACAGCCCTGTCTCCCCATTCAATATGACAGTTTTTCCGCTTTGCAGATTACATATCGTTATAGGAAGTGGCTGCAGGGTATCCGGATTGCGGCAAATACCGGACACTGTTACAGAGGCAGCGCCTATCTGGGGCGTTATCTCTATAATTGCCGGCGTCAAAAGATTTCCAGTATTTTCTGCCAGTACCACCTGCCCTTCAGATAATGACGCTGAAAACCAGGAACCATCTGCCTGAACAGCAAATTCATAACAGTCAAATTCCAGTGTTAATTTCGCCGCACGGTTAAACTTTACCGAAGATATCTTCATCGGATTTTCTTCAAAACTGTAAGTTGCCAGCACGCCGTAAAACCTGTGTTCAAAATCGTCCAGAACCAGCTCCACAGGAACCAGTAAGCGCGAAAGGATCTCACTGCATCTGTCTAAAATCACCTGTCTGCCCCCGTCCTGCCGGATCAGCAGCGTAATTTTCATCCGCTTCGCCCCTGTCTCACCTTTTAAAAATACCGGAGTCATAGTTCCCTGACTCCAGTCACTCTCATTTGAAATAGCATGATACCCAGGCACAACGTTCCACTGCTGCGCACCGGCATCTGCAATATCCCAGTTATTGATTAACATCTCAATCACCTTCCTTCTTTAAAATGAATACCGCCCTCTGTTTCTTCTCACCACAGCGGCTGCATTTTCCTGACTCATGATCGGCTGTAATTCTCCGGCTACCACATCCGGATACATCACAACCTGAAGCCCCTTCATCTCATCCACCATACCACGCATTCCGTCCAGCATTTGCTGCATTGTAGATAAAATCCCCCGATTATCCACATTTACAATCGTTTCCTGCTGCGGATAATACTCTGCCAGATGATTCAAACGGGCAAGGCCAGAGAAGTCCATTTGAGCCGCTTCCGCCTGTAGAACGGTCTGTTGTCTGTTCAGTTCTGCACGGGCTGATGCAAGCATCTGCTGCATTGCAGAACTCGAAGCCCGAAGTACAGCCTCTGTACCCTCTTCCATTCCCTCTGCAATACCTGCCGGAATCTGCAGTCCGATCTCACGCCGGAACAGTCGCGACGGACTGTGTATTTCTGCTTCTTTTTCCATTCCGTCCCGAATAGATTGCACCAGCTTTTTGCATGCATCATTGATCCTCTGCTCATCTGTCATACCGAGCAAAATTCCACTTAACGCATCCTGCCCGACAATTTCTCCTTCCTTTTCCAGTGTTACCAGCTGATCGGTTATCGTATCTACAACCTTCTGAGTGCTGTTGTAGGTTTCTACAGAGTCAGCCTCCCTGCCAATCCCCGCAATCAACCCTGCTACTGCATCCTCACCGATGTTTTCCGCATTTTTTATCAGATTTTTCAGTTCCTCAGACAGTCCCGCATTCAATTCCTGCAGCGATGCTGCATACTCTGCATTCAACGCATCCAGTTCTGCCTGCGCGCCTGCTTTCAGATCTGCGATCTGCTTCTGTGTATCCAGCCACAAGGGTTCTGTCTCTTTTAAAGCCTGCGACTGTGCCAGTTCCCCCTTCTTTTTCCAGAGCTCATTATATTCATCAAGCTGTTCCGCCGTCATCTGGTTTAGAGAATAAATATTTGCCGCAGCGTCCGGTCCCATCTGGCGCAGTTCTTCCATCAGCTCAGCAGCAAGACCTTTCTTTCCAAGCTCCTCCAGCTGCTGTTCCCACAGAGCAAGCCCTGCCACCTGTGTTTTTAGATTATAAATCAGCGTGTCTGCCGTATAACCATCCGCATCCCAGGCTTCAAACAGATTCATGGAAGACAAAATATCCTTTTTCCGGCTCTCCACAGCATCCCTGTATGCATCCTGCAGATCCTTCACCCCATCTGTCAGACGTTCATTGATATCCTCGCTGTTTTTTGCATAATCTTCATCCAGTTTTTTCCGTTCCTTATACAAATTCTCCTGCGCCTTCAGATAATTCTGATCCGCCTGAATCCGTTCCTCCGTACCTTCTTTAAACTGTTTCCTTGCAATATCCCAGTACTCAGCCTCTGCTTTCGAAGACAGATTATAGTAAACCTTGTAATTATTCAAAAGATCTTTCTGCACGTTCTGATGTGTTTTGATCCGCTCCCGCTCTGCCTTTTCCTCCTCGGCCGCAACCTTATCCTGTAAGTCTTTTACCTTTTTGGAAGCGTCGTACCACGCCTGCGTACCGGACTTTAATGTTTTCTTTACAGATACCCAGTAAGCTAGCTGCTGCTGTGAAGACCAGTCATTCAATGCCTGTTGATTCGATGCATATTTTTCCGCTGCTGAATAAATATCAGCATAATACTCTTTATCTGACTTTTTCTTTTTATCCTTTCCGTTTTCCGTTGTCCTGGATACGCCAAAATTATTGTTTATCTTCTTTGCCATCTGTTCCGCAGTCTTTTGGGAAAATCCCGCGTTCTCCATTCGTGCGCCCTTGGCAGCTATATAAAACTTCTCATTTGCTTCCTCATAGGCAGCCGTACCCTTTTTCGTATGTTTCATGATCTGTGCCCAATACCACTTCTCATCCTCGAGAGAAACTTCATGGGATTTTTTATATTTTTTCAACCAGCTTGTTCCCTTTTTCAGCACCTGCGCAGACATTTTATCCGCTTCTTTTCCTGCAAGAGAGGAGTTTTTTCTGATGCCGAACGCCATGCCCTTTGATATCGGTTTTCCTACCGCTTCCTCGAATTCTTTGGACGGAGAATTAATTCGCAGCCTGTCTTTTCCTGCCTGCAGAGTAGTATCTGCCAGCTCTATGACCGCATTAACTGCCAATGATATCCCATTGCGAATTCCATTCGCAAATCCTTCCGCCACGTTTCTTCCAGCTACCACCCATTGTCCTGTGCTGGAACGCACACTGTTTAACGCGCTTTCTGACATCTGTCTGGCTTTCTCTATTACTCCAGGCATTCCGTTCCCAAACCCTGTCCCATAAGACGTCGCTGACTCCGTACCGGCTGATTCAAATTCCGTCTTTTTCTCTGATGCTGCTGCCGCTCCTGCAGAAACCATATTAGAGGATGCTGTCACTACCCCGGAAGCCCCGGCTTCAATCGAGTCCTGTGTTCCGTTTGCCGCTTCGGTTCCTGCCGACTCTCCCGCAATCCGAGCCTCCATTGCCTGCCCAAGTAGCAATGCAATCAATTCATTATAAGCGGCTACCGCCGTCTGCCCACCACTCGCAATTCCGGCCGACAATTCCTCTGGAATAGAAAGTCCCTGTTCCCCTGCATATGCAGCCAGACCTTCGAACATACCCTGTATGCCTGCATTTAATTGTAGCATTGCGTCTTCCGCTGAAAATTCTCCACTGGCAATCCCCTCGGTCAGCCTTGCCGGAATTTCAATTCCAATTTCCTGCGCTGCATTCAGCGTTTCTTCCAAAGCTGCAGTCGTTTCTTCCGGTAATGACTGCCACCCTTCTAATGCAGAAGTTTTCGCCACATCAATCGTCTCCCGCAGTGCTGAAAAATCCGCCTCAGACGAACCGAGTTCCCGCAGCCCTGCCTCAATCGCAATCTTCGTATTTGCAAAGGCTTCCGGAATACTTTCCGAAAGATCCATGCCAAGCCCCCACTCTTCGCACATCTCGCGCAAAAGCTCCCGGCCATTTGACTGTTCCAGCGTATCCACCATATGCTGTACCGCATTTGCAGCATCCGGTCCCATCTCCAGAAGTTCATTATAAAACTCCTCCGTAAACGAACCGCCGATTTCCTGGGCCAGTATATTCATATTGTCACGCCAGTTTTCAAGCCCTTCCCGCTGAGACTTCAGATTTTCCAGCATTGTCTCAACCGTTATGTCCTCTCCACCGTCAAACGAGTCAAAAAGGCTGATTTTGTTTTGGATATCTGCCTCCAGCTGCGAACGAAATTCTTCGTATTTCTGCTGCACTGCCTCAAGCGCACCTTTCTGCGCTTCTGAAGCCGCGGCAGTCTGTTCTGCAGTCATCTGAACCGCATCACCCAACTCCTTTTCGGCATCCGCAGCGTCCTGTGCTGAAGCCGCGGCATTTTCATTTTCTTCCGCCAACTGGCTCATTTCCTCATTTGCCTCTTCAACTGCCTTTGTTGTTGACTGGTACTCTTTCTCCGCCTCCTCCACTGTCTTTACATATTCCTCATGCTCATTCTCCAGCCGTTTGATTTCATCTTCCATTTTGCATATCTCGGTATAATAATCACCAAAGCCAAAATTAGCATTTGAATCAAATCTAAGTGAATTCTTATTCGCTTCTTCTAATGTTACAAGTTCTTTTTTCGCTTCTGCTATTGCACCTGCTATTTTTTTCTCATTTAATATTGCATCATACATTGCCTCCCACGCTTTTGTCTGTGCTTCCTTGCCTGCCTGTAATGCAATATGATTTTTCTCTGCGTCAATCAGATGCTCTATTTCATTTCCAGTCAGCTTTATACAACCGCTTGTCTTGTCGTAAGCCGCTGCAAGCTCCGGTATTGTATCGGCCAGTTCCTCTGTAATCTTCTGCAGCTCAAATTTTTGAATCTCTTCTTTTCCCTGTATGGCATTTAATTCCAGCAGTTTTGTTTTATAAAGTTCCAGCTTCTCTTCATCCTGCTTTGCTCCTTCTGTAATACTGCGTGAATTCTCCAGTGATGTCTTTACTTCCTCATTTGATCGTTCGATTTCATCCACAAATTCTTCTAATAGCGTTTTCTGTGGCGTAAGCGCTTCTCCAATTCCTTTGACCGCATCCGTCGCCATTTCAAAAAATCCAGTCACAACAGGAAGCGCTACGTCCGCAATCGGCGCTACAAACTCCTCCTGCAAAGCATTTCCAAATCCGGACACTACTGATTTCAAGTCACTCTGTTTTGTCTCCTGAAGGGAATCCATTGCCCCCTTTACAGTCTCATAGCCGCTTCCGAGATCATTCAGAGAGGTCAAAACCTTCAGTGCATCGCTTTTGCTGTCCACTGCCCACACCTTTGAAGCCAACGTCAAAGCCTCCTGTTTGTCAGTAGTGTTATCCAGATCGCCAATAATACTGGAAAACACGTCACTTGCAGAGGCTTTTCCATCCTGCCATTTGACGAACATCTCCTGTGTCTCTTTTGAAAAGGAACCGATGCTTTCACCAATTTGACCGCTTGACAAGGAATTCATAAACTCTTCTACAAAGTGATTGACCTCACCCAGATTTTCAGCCCCTGCATCCAGACCATTCGACATCAGCGCCAACGCTTCCCCTGAAGAAAACCCGGTAGCTTCCCATAAGGATTTATTTTGAATTAAATTGTTTTCTAATTCATCAAATCGATTCAAATCATTTTGTGCAATTTTCGTAACAAGGTCAAATGCCTCACTGCCCGAAATTCCAAGTCCATCCATTAAATTAGTAGCCCTTTGCAGCGATTGCTCATATCCCATACCAAAAACATCCTGCAACGTTATGACTGACTCTGTTACATGTTTCATATCCGCATTGTTCAAATCCCCCATAGCCTGAAGAACACTGCTCATTGCTTTCTGAATCTCATAATAATCTTCGCCAAAATTATCACCCTTTATGGATTTCATAACCTCTTCATAACGTCTCGCAGATTCTTCCGACAACCCGTTACTGGCCGCAAATTGTGCAGTAGCTTTACTTGCTTCATACATCGTATCCTTTACAGCCTGAGCACCATTTTTTAAAGTATCCAACGCTAAATTCAGCCCTTTTGCGGGTAATGACTGGATTGACTTCTTTGCCTTCTCTCCTATATTATCCAGCCAACTGCTATTATCAACACCCCTCCCGTATTTATCAATGCTTTTTGCACACTGGTCCGCTGCATTTTCTGCCTCTTCCAAATACTTTGCGTTTTCTCTAATTGCTTTATTCGCCTTTTCCAACGCAGTCTCAGAATTAATAATCTTCTGATTCCATTCAAAAATGGTTCCTAATCCCTTTTGCTGAATCAACGACTGTTTTTTCACTGCTTCGGCCAAAGCCAATACTGTTTTTTCCTGTTCTCTGTATTCTTCACTTGACTCGGCTCCGGCTTCCTGCATTCTTTCAAAGTTCTGCTGTGCACCGGCAAGCTCCTGTTGCAATTGTACTAAACGCTCCGATTGCCTCTGAAAATTTTCATTTATCCTGCTCAACTCTTCTTTTGCTGCTTCTGTACTTTTTTGATATGCCGTCTGCTCTTTTGTCAAAATTTCCTGCTTCTTTTGTAAAAACTCCATTTTATTTACATTTCCATCAAACACAACGGTCAGCTGCTCCATCGCCGCCTTCAAAGTACTTACTTCCTTTTCTGCATTTTGTACGGCCTGCGTATATCGATTTTCTCCCTCTAAATTAAAAACTAAATTTATTTCCTCACTTGCCATTCCAGTCTCCTTTCTTTCATTCTTAAAAGCGCCTGCTTCTGCAGACGCTCCTGTTCTTTACCATATTTCAATATTCTTTTTTCCTGTTTTCTTTCCAGACCCGTTCCTATCCCGGGTTCCGATGTGGCCGGTTCGTATTACCGGTACGGCATGCTCAAATGCACACTCCAATACCTCGTATCAATCTGGACAGGATAATAAAATTTTCAAGGTTCTGCTTCTCTCACTAACCCCATATCTGCCAGAATCCTATACAAGCTTTTATATTCTTGCCCTAAAATATCTTCTAACAAAATAAAGCCGCAGAACATGCACAAAATGAATGCCAGACTTATTTGCCTAACGCTTACTTTGTACATGTCCTGCGACCTGCCAGAAAAAATATTCTTTTATTGTGAATCTGCTTTTATTGCATCAATCATAACCGCCAAATTATAATGCGGTAGAATTTAAAATTACTCCAGCCCTTTGTGAGTTGGAGTAATTCACTAGAATTCACATGCAATTTTTGATAGCCTGGAATTTTTCACTCCAGGGTGCCAGCTCAATTTATTTTACATAAAAATTTCAATTATTTATTCAACTGTATATGTGACATAACCTAACGTTGCTGTTACTTCTTTGCTATATTTATCCTCTTTTATTCCATCTAAATAATAAAATTCTTGCCATTTACCTTTTCCTAATTTCTCTTGTATTTCTTCTGGTTGCTCCTCATACACAATTTTAGCGTCAACTTCAAACTTATCTCCAGTTTCAACTCCTTCTAGTTTATTTTCAAATATATGCGAAACTGCTCCATTTTTTATTTCCTGACGTACCTCATCGATTACATAATTATTTTTAAATAATAGTAATTTTATAATAGTTCCATCCGGTATTTCTGATAATAATCTACATTCAAGATTTAACCCCTCTTGTGGATTTAATGTAATTTGAATTTCTCCACTTATATGTTTTGCAGCTTCTTCCTCCTGATTCTTTTTGTAATCTTTATTATTTTGAAATTCGCCGCCTATTTCCGAGTATATATCAGAAAACCCATCTGGCAAATTAACAGTAAATTTATACTCAGACATCCCATCGTTTTCCTGTATACAGAAAGAGATTTCTCCTCCATATTCTAAAATTCTACAAAATCCCTCTTTATTACTAACATTCAATTGTTTACCCTTATCATCTATATAACAACCTATAGAGTGCTCCTCTCCTGTAGCATCCAACGCATACAACGTATAATATTTATTTTTACTGTAATAATTTTGTACTAGATTATCACCGTACTCATACAAATTAATCCATACAGCTTCTTTATCCACTCCAAACTGCACCTTTAAATCAGAATCCGTGGTTGCACTATTACTGAATGTTCCCTTTATATAATATTCAGTTGTAATATAATGCTCTCCGGTCGGTCTATCAAATTTGTCCACGTAATTACCAACCATCCAATTATTGGTTTCATTTTCTTCTGCATTCACACTTACAATAAATAGCATTGCAATCAAAACACTAATAATTATAGCTGCTCTCTTTCTCATAGACAAATCCTCCCTCAAATTACTTTTTTTAATTTTACCATACCTCATATATTTTGTATATCATTTTCTTAATAATTTCAAAAACAATGTTTTTTCTTCCTTCTCACCCTCCGAATCCCCTTTCGCAGCATATCCGAAACAGCCTGCTGCGTTACCCCCAGCTCTGCTGCAATCTCATCCTCCTGCATCTGCTCCATATAATATTTCTCCATCACCATCCGTTGTTTTTCTGTCGCAAAACTTAAAAGCTCCTCCACTTCCTCTTGACAGATAAGTTCATGCAACGTCTTATCCTCCTGTGCTATTTCGCTCCAGTCCTCTGCTACTGCACTATACGATATACGTTTTCTCTCATTACGCCAGTCCTCATTTTTTGCGATCCGGTCTTCCCCCTCCAGCATTACACGAAAATACCAGTTTTTATTTTCAAAAAAATCATCCTCAAAATGAAAACGATCTTTCTGATTAAATTCATACATATAAGCACAGCAAGCATGAAGAGGAAATACCGTACTGCGTCTTCCGATCCGATATGCAACAAATCCATTCTGGTAAACATCAATCCTGCTCTGCGCATCGACCATTTCCTTTGCCACAATGGGACTTCCCGATTCCCGGAGTGCCCGGTAAGTCGGAACCCGGTCCGTGAAAGCTGCGTTCTCAACGGCATGTTTCAGTTCTCTCAATGTCAGCATATTACCCTTTCCGCCTTTCGGCTGCGGGCTGACGTCCGGATCTGAACCATGCAGAACATTTCATAACAGAATCTTTGTAAGTGCAGCAAAAAACAGCTCCGATACCGCCCGTTTTTTTAACGGAAACCGAAGCCAGACAGTAACTTTCCACCTATTCCCCTGAACCAAAAAACGACCGGATAAATAGGATAAATGATCTTTCATTTACCCTCATCTCTCCGGTCGTCCAGCAACTCTCATGGATTCTTCTATTCTGTTTTTTCTCTCATTAATTCTCTACTTTATTCTTTTATTAATATTGTCTGTCTCGTTTTCTACTTCATACCCTGATTCTTCTCCCTGTTTCTCCAAATCCAGAGAGACCGTCGTAGCAATCTCGATTGCATCCCGGTTCGTAACGAACGGCTCCAGCAGATCAGAAACCGGGATCATATAGCAGCTGTCAATGCCGTGCTGCTTCAACAGAATAACCAGTTTATTCTGATATGTACCAAGACGAAACAATAACTTATTGAGCCTGTCGTTTCCCCTCACTTCCCCAATGACGACGCTCATTTTTTCGCTGTCTTTCATTTGCCATTAGCCCCCATCATTCCTCATAAATTTCCTCTTCCAGAAGGTTAAACCTGACGAGCCGGAGCTCCACTGCCTTTCCGGGCACCTGGAATATCTGTTTCATCTCATCTACAACTGCAGTTACCCTGGCTCTGCCATGTTTTCGCAAAAGAATATCACCGTATATGCTTTGTCTGCGCATGACATCATAAAATGCCAGAAGGAACGTATCCTTCGGCATCAGCAATGCTGCTGCCAGATTGTTGGCCTGCCATTCCTTCCATACTTCATCGGTCCATTTATGGCGATCCTTTTCTCCGGCAAGCTCTGCCCTCGCAGCCCGGCAGGCAATTACAGGACATTTTATCTGCCTGCAAAATTCATAAGGCCGGTGATCCCAGGCATGATAGGTGCGATGGCAAATCCAATGGCTTGCCTCATGCGCCTGGGTAAAGCGTTTGATTCCGGTATTTTCCGGCTTATCCAGCGACTGCTCCAGCAATACCGTCCCTTCCGGAACTTCAATCTGGTATGGTTCATCATTCTTCCCGATTCCTGTATACACGATATCCGAAAATACAATCAAACCCCAGATCTCCCCGTCTTCTGATAACCGTTCCGATTTCAGATCAAGATACAGACATTCCTTCATCAAATGTTCTACATTAAGAGGCTGAGGTTTTCTCAATACCTGCGGCTGGTACTCAGACAGTACCCACTGTGCAATGTCTTCATAATCTGCTGTCTCCAAAATAAATAGCCCGTTTTTTGTCATCGGATAATCCAGATGCATTTCATTCACTCCTTTTCTCTGCGTATCTAATTCCTGTACAACAACAGAAAAAACAGCGCCTTTACGCATCATCAAAAAAACCTGTCCCGTTTATTTTTGATGGCCGTAAAGGCGCCATTTTATCATTCCGTGTATTTTAAATTACTCGTTTTCTTTTAATAATTGAAGCTGTTCTTCCGCAATTCGGTCAAACTCTTTCATAAAAGAGAGCCACAGTTCGTCGCACTTGTCTTCCGGTATTCTAGCCTCTTTAAATTTTCGAAGAGCCTCCCTGGCCAGAGGCTGCCCTCCCAGAATTGGATTGATATCTTCATATGTGTACCCCCTGGTAGCTGCAGCCAGATCCTCAAAAATTTCCTTCTCCTCTTCTGATATTTCAAATGCCTCAATAAACTTATCAAGGTATTTCCTCGGAGCATATCGGTTTCCTTTTTCAATATCACTTAAATAGGCTGCTGTCATTCCCAGTTCTTCCGCAAATCCCCGCACACTTTTGCCCAGCGTCTCTCTCTTTTCCCGAAGATACTGACCGAACGTGTGCTCATTGATATCTTTTGACATCTTTAATTCTTTTAAATCCACGCTATGCTTTCCTTTCTTTGATTTTATACCTTAATTGCGAAACGATATGAAAATCAGGCATCCGTTAACTGTGTAAGCAATTTATGCTTACATTTTAATAGAACTGTGATTTTTTGTCAACACATGTTATTTTTCTTCCGAACTCTCCGGATTGCTTTTCGAAGCGTATCAGAAACGGCCTGCTGCGTAATCCCCAGCTCTTTTGCAATTTCATCCTCCTGTAACTGATCCATATAATATTTCTTCATTACCATTCTCTGCCGTTCTGTCATAAGCTGCCAGAGTTCCTCCAGCTCTTCCTGAATGACGAAAGCGTTTAATACCGTATCTTCCTGTGCCAGTTCACTCCAGTCTTCTGCAATTGCACTGTAAGAAATGCTTTTTCTTCCATTGTACCAGTCTTCGTTTTTGGCTATCCGGTCTTCTCCTTCCAAAAACAAACGAATATACCAGTTTTCATTTTCAAAGAAATCACTTTTTACATTGAAACTGAGATTTTGATGAAACTCATATCTGTATCCGCCGCAGGAATGAAGCGGAAATACCGTACTCCGCTTTCTGGCTTTGTACACCACATATCCATTCTGATAAACTATAAGTTCTGACTGCACATCAACAACCTTCTTTACCACAACCGGAATCCCTGATTCCCGAAGTACCTTATACGTAGGTACCCGCTCCGCTGAGGAAGCTTCTGTAACGTTGTTTTTCAGCTCTTTTAATGTCAGCATTCTGCCCTTTCCCGCCTTTCGGCTGCGGGCTGATGCATAGAACTCCGTATGTACTGCTTGAACAAAAGTGAGCTTCGCACACCTCGCGAGTCAATAAATTTCAGAGCACAGCTTTTGTTTCGCGCACGAATCTGCGCATCCAGGACAGCAAAAAACAGCTCCGGCACAGCCCGTTTTTTTTAACGGGCGCCGGAACTCTTATTCATTTTATGCTCGCGGAACAACACTTCCCGTCAGATGCTCTTGCAGCGCAGGTCATCTGTCTGATCCTTTCCATGTAATTACGCTGCCGCAATCCCTACCTTGCCGTTCAGCCACGTTTTTGCCTCCGCCAGAGTCGCAAACTCTTCCCTGAGCTTCCATGCGCCGTCCTCCGGAATCAGGATGGTTCCTTCCACAGTGGTGTGACCGAATGTCGTGTTCTCCTGCTTTGTTGTGTTCTCGTCGTTCGGTTCGGAAAACTGTACTTTTTTATAGAACTTTGCCACATATTTGCTGCCGCTCTTTCCGATTGCACCACAGCCGACATACGGAGCCGTGTCATTTACGTTATAAATAATTTCTCCGGTCTCCTTATCTTTTGCATGTCCAAGAAGGAACACATAAATATCATCTTCATCCTGATTCATCTCGATGGACAGTGTGCCGCCTGTAACAGAATTATCCGTTTCCAGTGCGCGGTTATCGCCATAATCCGTCACGCTTGCCTTGGTTGGTGTGCCGTTAAAATTTGTCACCGGACTCAGGTACTTTCCGCCTGTGTAGGTCCCATCCTCCTGTAATAAGCCAAATACTGCATACTCAATTCCTGTTTTTGCCATAATAAAATCCTCCTGCTTTCTTTTTCATTTTCTGCCGCACAAACCTTTTCACTTAAGGCAGTGCTTCAATTTCAGATCCCTTTTCCTTTTTCAATCCGTTTATTTCTAAGAACTCCCGGTATACCCGGAAAAACTTCCGCGGAGTCATCTGAAACAATTCTGACTCCCGGTACCCCAGCTTTATCTGTCCGATATAGATAAGGCGGGCGACGTTCAGCGGTTCGTCTGCCCGCTCTTCCGGTTTGGGTCGTCTTCCTCCTCCGGCTCCGGAAGCGAAATGCCGTAAGCCCGCAGAACTGCTGCCATGACTGTATAGTAATTGTCCAGTCCGATCATTTCCCCGACCTCCATCTCTGTCACCACGGGATACATCGATGCTTCCCCCGGATTCTTTGCCATCCGCTGTGCTTCATCATTCAGCAGAATTACAACCAGATCACGCAGCGTATGTTCAGTCCCGTCTGCTTTTGCCAGATCTGCAATCACCTCATGAAGCGTCTTTCCATATCGGTCCTGAATTTCATCAATAATGTTCAGGGTAAAGAGAAAATGTCTCTCCACCCCGTCCAGAACCACCGGTATGCCGCGCGGTCTCAGATCACTCATTCGTTGCCTCCCTGTACTGCTGTGATGCCGACTTTTTTATTCAGCCAGTCTTTGGCAGCAGCCAGTGTTGCAAATTCTTCTCTCAGTTTCCATGCGCCGTCTTCCGGAATCAGGATAGTTCCCTCTACTGTGGTATGACCAAAAGTCGTATTCTCCTGCTTTGTTGTATTTTCATCATTCGGCTCAGAAAACTGTACCTTTTTGTAAAACTTCGCCACATATTTCGCGCCGCTTTTTCCAATTGCACCACAGCCGACATACGGTGCGGTATCATTCACATTGTAAATAATCTCCCCGGATGTCTCATCCTTCGTATGCCCCAGCAGGAATACATAGATATCGTCCTCATCCTGGTTCATCTCAATGGACAGCGTACCGCCCGTCACTGAATTATCGGTTTCAAGTGCACGGTTATCGCCATAATCCGTAACGCTCGCCTTGGTCGGTGTACCGTTAAAATTTGTTACCGGGCTCAGATATTTCCCGTTTTTATAAGTTCCGTCTTCCTGCAGCAGACCGAATACTGCATATTCAATTCCTGTTTTTGCCATTGTCTGTTCCTCCATTTTTTGTTTTTCGTTCATTCTGAAACTCTGTTTCCGAAATCTGCCCCATAAACTACCCAGAATGGGTGTGATTTCTATGTTGCCATCTATTTTTATACTCTCTAAACTGCCTGTCCTCCCTCCGATTTTCTCTGATTGCCTGTCGGATCGCGGCTCCGGCTTCTCTCTCTGCCCTCAAGCCTCATAGCTTCTCCTCCCCCCTTTCTGCCCTTCTTTGCGCCTAAACTGACTGACTGCTGCTGAAAAATACCAGATGCATTATTTTTGTATCCTGTTCAAAAGAATACAAAATACTCGTTACCGAAAAACCCGCCTCCTCCAGGGCGGAACGAATATCTTTCCTGATATTCATATAATCCTGCGTCCCTTTCGCAAACCAGTGGACCTGCCAGGAAAGCATCCACTCCTGACTCACTCCGTCCCCGTAATCCACTGGCTGTTCTTTCTCCGGAAAGTACGTGATCCACATATCCGGTTCTATCTCCAGCGGACACACGAACGGCCATATGTTTCCATCCGTAATCTCTGAAAGCACTGCTTCCAATTTTGTACCTGTACTCATTTCATTCCCTCCGTCCTTTCGTCTTCCTTCACTAACCCCACATCTGCGTAAGTCCTGTACAAGCTTGCAGAAAATTTTTCTAAGAAAACTTTGATTAAATCAGCGTTCCACAAATAAAAAAGCAAAAATACCCCAGGCAAACTCTGCATAGGATATTCCTGCTTTTTTAAAAAATAAGTTTTATCAGATATTATGGTACATGATAGAAGAAAAAATTAAGACTTTCCACACAATACCTACTATATAATTTTTCTCTTTCTGTCAAAAAAATATAGCATTTCCACCCAAACAGGTGTATAATAGCCCCATTGTTTTATTTTCGAAATTATAAAACCACTACAAACATACAGAAGACACCAGGCCAACGGCGGCCGGGCTGTCTTCTGTATTCTTTTTTTGGAGGAAAAATTATGCCAGTAAAATACGTATTTGTGACCGGCGGCGTTGTTTCCGGTCTCGGCAAAGGAATCACGGCGGCATCGCTTGGAAGGCTGCTGAAGGCAAGAGGTTACAAAGTAACCATGCAGAAATTTGACCCCTATATCAATATCGACCCGGGTACCATGAATCCGATTCAGCACGGAGAGGTGTTTGTCACGGACGACGGCGCAGAGACAGATCTTGATCTTGGACATTATGAACGTTTTATTGACGAGAGTCTGAACAAAAATTCCAATGTCACGACTGGAAAGATTTACTGGTCCGTCCTTCACAAAGAACGGCGCGGCGATTACGGCGGCGGCACGGTTCAGGTCATCCCGCATATTACAAATGAGATTAAGAACCGTTTCTACCGCGATTACTCCAGCGATGAAACACAGATTGCCATTATTGAAGTCGGCGGCACGGTCGGAGATATTGAGAGCCAGCCGTTTCTTGAGGCCATCCGCCAGTTCCAGCACGACATCGGCCATGAGAATGCAATCCTGCTTCATGTAACGCTAATTCCTTATTTAAAAGCTTCCGGGGAAATGAAGACGAAACCGACGCAGGCAAGTGTGAAAGCCCTGCAAAGTATGGGAATCTGGCCGGATATGATCGTCTGCCGCTCTGAGCATCCGCTTGACCAATCTTTGAAAGATAAGATAGCACTGTTCTGTAATGTGCCAAGCTCGCACGTTTTACAGAATCTTGATGTGGAATATTTATACGAAGCGCCACTTGCCATGGAAAAAGAAAACCTCGCGCAGGTAGCCTGCGAATGCCTTCATCTGGACTGTCCCGCACCGGATCTCTCTGACTGGGAAGCCATGGTGGAAGCACTGCGGACACCGACACGCGAAGTGGACATTGCCCTGGTTGGTAAATACATTCAGCTTCACGACGCCTATATCAGTGTTGTAGAAGCGCTGAAGCATGGCGGAATTGCCAGCCGTGCAGTTGTGAATCTGCACTGGATCAATTCCGAAGAGGTAACACAGGAAAATGCCGCCAGTCTTCTTGGAAACATGGATGGCATCCTTGTTCCCGGCGGCTTTGGAGACCGCGGCATTGATGGTAAAATCGAAGCGATCCGCTTCGCTCGCATGAACCAGATTCCGTTTCTCGGGATCTGCCTCGGCATGCAGCTTGCAATCGTAGAATATGCCAGAAATGTAGCCGGACTGGACAAAGCGCACAGCATTGAGCTGGACCCTCAGACGCCGCATCCGGTGATCGCACTGCTCCCTGACCAGAACGGTGTGGAAGATATCGGCGGAACACTCCGACTCGGTTCCTGTCCCTGCCTCCTCGATGAAACGACGAAAGCCTTTGGTCTTTATGGCAAAAAAGAAATCGAAGAGCGCCACCGCCACCGCTACGAAGTCAACAACGATTACCGGAAAATCCTGACAGATCATGGAATGACGCTATCCGGACTTTCGCCCGACGGGCGCATCGTAGAGATGATCGAGCTGAAAAACCACCCGTTTTTCCTCGCTACCCAGGCCCATCCAGAACTGAAATCGCGCCCGAACCGCCCGCATCCTCTTTTCCGCGGTTTCGTCGCGGCAGCGCTTGACCGATAG